AAGTAAAACAAGGGCGCTTGTAAAAGTGCCTGCGGCAACGCCAGCAGCAGCAAAGGCGGCGGCGGCACCATAGGCCCATTCAGCAAGTTTTAAAACCATAACGCCGCCAATAGTTAAGGCAAGACCAAGCATAACATCAGAAAAAAGCGCGGCGGCTTCTTTGTTTTTGCTAATTGCTTCAAAAGTCTGATTTAAAGAATCAACCCATTTTGTTGCAGTTTGTATAAAGCCTCTGACCGCGCCTTCAAGCCCCGCCGCGCCAAGGGCGTTAGCAGTTTCGGAAAGGCCGCCGGTAAGCTTTTCAAAGTCGCCTGCAATATTATCAAGTTTTATCTGCGAAATTTTACGCAAAGAACCATCAGCCTTGCCGATAACCTGAGTCATTTTTTCAAAGATTTCGGGGCTTGTTGAAAGAGCGCTGAACGCCCTGAAGCCTTCGGCACCGAAAATAATGGCCGCCTGAGTTGCGTCGATATTGGCTTTGGTAAAACGCTTGATAATATCTTCAATCTTATTCATTGAAGGGTTAACATCGTCAAGGCTTATTTTTAATTCTTTAATCGCTTTTTTAGCTTCGCCAGACGGTTTTAAAAGAGCAAAAAGCATGCTTGCAAAGTTTCTACCTGCCTGACCACCCTCAAGCCCATTCTGAGCCATTGTAGCCATTGCCGCTGCTGTAGTTTCAAGCGAAATGCCTAGCATTTTTGATGGCGGGCCTGCATATTTCATTGCCTCGCCAAGCCCCGAAACGTCAGTTGCTGAGTTAATAGCGATTGCGCCAAGAATATCAGCCGCTCTACCAACATCTTTTGTTGATAGGCCGAAACCATTCATAACGTTTGCGGTTATTTTTGAAGCCTCTGCAATGCCGATAGTTGCCGCTGATGCAAGGTCGAGAGTTGCGGGCAGAGCGGTCATAATTTCCTGCGTATTAAAACCAGCCTTGCCAAGCTCTGCGGCGGCTTTTGCGACTTCTGCGGCAGAAAATACGGTAGACGCGCCAAGTTCGCGAATAACCTTGGAAAGTTTATCCATGTCCTCACCCGAAGCGCCGGTCATTGCACGGGCATTAGAAAGCTCTTGCGTAAAATTAGATATTTCACGCACGGCAAGCGCGGCAGTTGCGGCAGCAAAGGCTTTAACGACCAGCAGAGTATTGTTAATCTGCGATTTATAGCCTTCCCATGTTTTTTGAGATTCTTTTATTTTGTTGTTGCTGTCTTCAAGTTTTTGTTTTAAAGACTCAATTTCTTTGCCTTGATCGCGAACGGCTTTTTCTGAAGCCCTTAAAGCGTTTTCATACTGCATTAAAGCCTGTTTGATTGAATCAATCTGTTTCTGCTTTTGAGAAACGGCAAGACGCGCTTGACCAAGAGCCATTTTATACTGGTCAAGTGCACCGCCGACTGAATCAAGTTGCTTTTGCTGAAGCTGAATAACCTTTTGAGCTTCTTTAATTTGCTTTGTTAGGGCTTCATTTTCTTTTGTGGCTTTTTTCGCGCCTTCAGTAACCTTTTTCGCCGCGTTATCATATTGCGCCGCGCCTTGTTGCGCACCGCTGGCATCAATGCCGACTCCAAGATATACTTCAGCCATAAGCCACCGCCTTACTTAGTTTTACGCCCTATCTTGCTTCTACTTTGTTCGATTTCGCGCTGACGTTCTTTATATTCGAGCAATTCGCAGTTTAACTCTGCTGAGAACGCCATAAGAAAAGACTTGCACCAATCATCAGTGATACCGTAAAACTCGCAATATGCTTTAACTTCCGAAACGGGGATACATTCTGAATAGCCTCTACTGCCGGACAATTCGCCGTATGCGCTCCAAAACGGCTCGCACACTTGAGGCAACGATGGCGCATTAGCAAGCTTCTCATGCAGTTTACCCGTTTCGTCAGTGTCTTTTTGAAAGACTTCCCATAATTCGCGGTAGTTTAATCGGTATCGGTAGAACTCTCTGGCTTTCCCAACAGTTCATCGTCCTCTGCGTCTTTGAAATTCTGCATTTCATATGCCGCGTTAAAGACTTCATTAAAGAAGTCTGGCAGCTCTTTTGCAAGTTCGATAAATGCCTTTTTGCTGAAGGGAATCTCGACGCAATCAATCTCGACGCCCTTCCAATCGGTGACAACGTGGTCAGCAAACAGCTTAATGTTAATTGCTGTCAGGTCTGCTGGGTCTACGGTGCCCGCCTGAATCTGCTTTGAATAGGGTCTAAGCATCTTTGCCTGAGCAAAGGTAAAGTCTTTATTGGCCGTGCCAGCGCGTTTTACTTTTACCTCAATGCCGTTGCCGATTGAAACGAAAGTGCCTTCTGATTCTTTCTGTTTGTTGGTTCCGAAAAGCTTTTTGATATCCGCCATTTTAAGTTCTCCTGTATTTTGTTTAAAGCGGGGTATTGCTACCCCGCTGAGTTACATTAGGCTACGGCGCGGGTGATTTCGATAGTTGCGCCAAGAGTGGTGTCTTTTGATGCCTGCCAAGTGATATTCAGCATAACATCATCTTCATTATTCGGGCTGAAGTGGTCTGCATCGGTGATTTTAACCGAAGGCATCGAGATTGAATACTTTTCACCAGTAACCTTGCCGAGAGTTACAGCAAGCTCGCCGCCGGTGCCTGCAAGAAACATGTCCATCATGGCTTTGTTCTGAAAGTAAAAGCTTGCAGAACCAGTAACCCTACATCTACTCTGCGAAATCCTGAGCAGGTCTACTGAACCGGCTACGGGTCTACCAGTCAGGCCGTTGTCGATATTGATAGTCATACTCATAAGCTTAGGCAGCGGCGAAAGGCCGAAAGCTTCATCAAGCACGAAAGCGTTAGAGGCGTCGAGAATGTCGGTATCAGTTGCAGAGCCGAAAGAGCCGGTCAGGGTGGTGCCCGTAACGCCATTTTTGCCCGCAAAAGTGAAAGATACGGTTGTTTTGGCTTTTGCGCTGATATTGATTGCCATTGTGTTGACAACCATGCCCTTGTAAAGCTCATATACCGCTGCATCGCCGCCGCCAGTCTGCTTTTTCTGAATGTGAAAAGATTTCTGAGTAACGGCATTTTCGATTACATTAGTTGACCATGTGCTTCTAAGTGCTGACTCGATAAGGGCGTCGAAAGTGCCATAGCTAAATTCTGCATCAAACCCGCCAGAAGCGTCGCCACCAACCATAATTGAATCAGTAACGTTGCCGCTTGGCTCTATTTCTTCACTTTCAACATACTCACGGCCAATTTTCAGAGTTTCGCCCGTGAAGCGAACCGGGGTAAATACTGCCGGTGAAGGTAGGTTGCCCCATGTGGTTTCGGCCAAAATGCCGATTGTGGTTTCAGAACTGTTCATTTAAAATCTCCTTTAAAGTAATGAATCCCGCTCAAACGGGGCAAAACAGTTGATTTGATAAAAGCCATTTTCAGTCTGCCCTATTATAACACTGTAGGGCGCGTCGAACCTAATTCCGGGCGTGTTTGCGTTGCGAAAAATCGCACAAAATTTATCGGCTAATTCTTTTGCGGGAATTTCGCCAAGATTTGATTTTGTGTAAATCTTGCAAGAAACAATGCCGGGGTGCCGAAAAACATTAGCGCCGGGTGCGCCTACGCTGATTTGCTGTGCCTCGCCGTTGGTTATGAAAAATCTAACGTGATTAACCTGCTCACCGTTGGCGTCGGTTGGTATTGTCGAATTAACACCGGGCCATAAAATAGGCGTGATATAAGCAAGTGGTGAGCCTTGTTTCCAACCCGCATTGAAAATACCGGCGATTGCTTGATATTCTGATTTATAATTTGTTGGCGCTGTCATTTATTTGGCCTCAAGGCTATATTTTTAACGGTTTTGAGATAGCTTTTGACTTCCTGAATACTTAAACGAACCATGCCACGCGGGGCTTTTACTTTTGAATGGTTATCAAATTCAATAACCAAAACATACGGCATCGCGTTATTAATCCAAACTATCTGCCCGATTTCAAGATTGTTCATTTGCGCAACACCAGATGTGAAAAAGGCTAATTCGTCGGGGGCCATAGAATCGCCCTGATTTGCGCTTGTTTTGCGATTGGCTTCAGTCTTATCTTGCTGACCAACGCTTATCGTCCAAGAGCCGCGCAAAATGCCTTCATCAACGGGTGTTTTTTGCATTATTCGCTTGTAAACTTCAAGTGCAACCCATTTCTGAAAAGCAACAAAAGTTTCAGGCAGAATCTTATCTTGAAAAGACTTCATTTCTGCGATAAAACCGTCGATTTTATAGCTTTTCTTTGCCATTAACGCGCCTGCACAACATAAGTCGCGCCTGCCGGGTCTTTTGTAACCGGGCTGACAACCTGATAACGCCGTGAGTCAGTAGAACCCTTCATATAATCGCCAATTTCGGGCACAACAGCCAAGCCTTCGGCAAGTATAATGATTTTGCGGTCTTCCATTTTAACACGCTCGCCGTCGATTTCGTGGTATTTGAAGCGGGTAACAATGGCCTTGCAAGCGGTGACGGTTTCAGTGGTAATTGAAGGTTGCCACGGGTCAGCGCCGGGGGTTACAGTTTTCTTAATGATAGAAAAATCGAGAAAAATACCCTGTAAGGCATTTCCAACGATTGATTTTATGCCACCGTCTAACAAGCCCATGATTAGCCGCCTAACTCGATGTCATACGATGCAAGCCCATCTGCACTTGCGCCCGCGATTAAATCAACTAGAAGCCCATCAATGGCCGTGAATGAAGTGGTCGAGCTTGCGCCTTCTGAGTATTCGACTTCGACGGTATCGGCTTTAACTCTTTTGATTTTGCCGCCCCGATCGAGATCAGGCATCATACTGTTAGGGCTTGCAAGCTCTCGCAATGCGGCTTCACAAACGGCTTTTTTCAGCGCAGTCGGTATGGTATCATCGGCTATTTCAACATCGCCAACCCATACGCCTTGACGCGGCCATTCAAGCTCTTGTGTGCCGTATTCAGTCTGAGAGCCTTCCCATTGGCCTTTGTAGATTGAATCAACGGCCTGAGTTGCGCGAATGATTGCAAATTGCTTTTCGGAGG